AGATTAAGATCGCAAGGATCTGCACCAGCAGTAAAAATGAAAGCGTCAGACGAAGATATTAAATTAGGGGCACCGGCAACATATGAAGTTCCAGTGACATTTGATACTGCAAATTTTTTCGTTTAACTTTGCTTTCACAGCCGGAATCTGACATTATAGCAACTCTAAAAACTATGGATAATCAAGCAAAAGAAATTAGAAATGAGTTACTTAAAATATGTTGGTATATGAGAGGCGGAGTAACTTTTGAAGAGTCTGCCGCATTGTGTCCTCAGGATCGCGAAATGATTGGTAAATTGGTAAAAGATAACTTGGAAACTACCAAAAAAACTGGTCAACCTTTCTTCTAAAATTATAGTATAATATAATGGTGTATAAATTAATGGATAATTATCACTTGTATGTCTGAAAGAGATCTTATTCAAGAGCTCAAATCAACAATTAAGGATCTCAGCGATGAGAAGGATGACCTCCTTAAGACTATTAAATCTAAAGAGTCGCGAATTAAGACTCTTATGATTAAATTAGAACACGCCACGCAGGATGTTAGTAGTGTTGGACACAAAATTGGTGATAAAGATAAAGAGATATCTAAGTTACAAGCCAAACTCGATACGAAAACCAAACTACTTGACGAAGCATTAACTAAATTAAAAGGCATACATGACGACTCAACACAAAAACCAGACACCGACGCAGACGATTCAGAAGTGGATTAGTGAGTTTGTAACAAAACCTAATCCAGTTTTTGGCAACTTACCGCCTTGTCCATTTGCACAAAAAGCCATTATAGAAAATAAAGTTGAATTTTTAGAACTTAATAGTATTGCTTGTTATAACACATTGTATCAACACATTTGGGATTTTAATTTTGAAGAAAAAGATGTGTTGTGTATGATTGCACGGCCAGATCATTTTACTGCAAAAGAAACTATAAACCTAGCACACGATTTAAATCAATATTTTATGTCAAAAGATATTGTTGTTTTAGAAGATCATCCAAAAATAAATGAATATGTTAAAGATGTAAAATTAAACAATGGACATTATATATTGTTTCTTGTGCAAAGTTTATCTAAGTTGAATAAATTTTCTAAAATGTTAGAATCAGGACCTTATTATAAAAATTGGTCTAAGTCTTATTTCGAGTCAGTGAAAACTTTCCGAGAGAAGAAAAGTCAGTAAGTCGCGAATCTCTATTACACAATCTACGATATTGACTTTTATTAGTACTCCATTCAGTACCAGTCCACCATTGAAAACCTTGCCATGATGCTTTATATTCTGAAGATTGTTCGTATCCAGAACCCAAGTAGTAATAAGGTATTCTACTTTCAGCCGCCCACGTCATTTCTATATCTAAAGTTTCAGCACTAATTGGAATTGTATTTGCATGAAGAACACTTTCAACACCGGAACACTGCATAGTATCAATGTCATCAATATCAATATTATGGTCTTCTCCGTAAGAATATCTTTTTTGTTTAGTAAATCCTACAATATTATCTGCCGTACCTAAATAAAATATCATAAATTGATCACGTTGGTGATAGTGTCCAAAAGGATCATAATCCTCACAGAACTTTTTACGTTTCATATATTTTTTATAAATGTATGGTAGACTTAATAAATTAACCATCTCCGATGCGTCAATTATTTTGTAGCCAATTTTTTTACCTTCGTATTCGTATTTAGAAAAACGTGGCTTATATCGGTCAAGATTTACTCGTGTACTACGAGATTGATAAAATACTTCTTTGCCATTTAATGGATGATCTAACGCTAACCAGCCAGATTCTAACGCTGTTTCTTCTTCGTCGTGTTCAACAATAGCCATAGGTCGGCATATTACTAAATCTTGATGTTCTTGTTTACCGAAAGTGTGATCCCAGAGTAGTTCCATAACATTACTTAAGGTCAATAAAAGATGGCTTACAGCCATCTGAAACTTCGCTACGCTCGTTTCTATTTCTAACTTACGCACTGTAAATTAAAATTTTGACGCAGTGTGCGTCCTATGTGGCAGATGAGCAGTCACAATACGGCTATTTCTAGCCGTACTGACTTAAACCCATGTGGCGAGTTCACAGTCACCATACATCGTTGCCGTAGCCGGGCGGTTGTGCTGTACCCGTTAACTCATACTTCCAACGCGAGCCTATTATGCCTTTGTATGATAATTCATAATAAACTTAAGGTTGCTTTTTCTCAGAGCCTTATCGTTTTTGCTGTTTGCATCAAGGGATTCACCTGTCGCTTGTTAGCCGCATTTCCCTGCTCACTGGTAGAGATGCTATGTTTGCCTGATTGAAATTGTGGTGTGCCTATCGCATATGTTTATACTAGTTTTATTTTAAGGTCAATCTTTTTGGATTTAAATATGGTTATGCATTGGTTATATCAAGGAAAAGACGTAAACGAACTGCCAGAAGACTGTGTTGGCTTTGTATATCAAATAACAAATACAACTAATGGTAGGATGTATATTGGTAAAAAATTAGCAAAGTTTAAAAGATCACGTAGACCTTTAAAAGGACGTAAAAATAAACGTAGGTATAAGGTTGATAGTGATTGGCAAGACTATTATGGATCTAGTGACGAACTTACTATAGATATTAAAAAACTAGGTAAAGAATATTTTAAAAGAGAAATACTTTTTTACTGTAATTCCAAAGCAGAGATGTCATATGTAGAAGCACGAGAGCAGTTTGCTCGTAAAGTGTTAGAATCTAATGATTATTATAATGGCCATATCCGTGTACGAGTGCATGGCAAAGGTATCTTAAAAGAAAAAGCCTCCACTTAAAAAAAGCAGAGGCTTTGTTAATTGGATCCAATTAGCAGTAATTACGCCGCAGTTTTTGCCGCGTTTTTAGCCTCTTGAATTTCTTTTCTTCTTGCTTTGATCAATTTGCTAAGATTCGCAAGTGCTTTTCTGGCTCTAGTTGCAGAAGCCTTAACACCCTTCTCTGTGAACTTGCCGTTCTCTTCAGAGTAGTTCTGAATCTCAGTCATGATCTGTTCATGTGTTTGTGACATATTATTTGCCCTTCCTTATTCGTACGATATAATTAATTAACATATGTTTAATTTAAGCACACAAGAAGTGGTTTTGTCAATAGAAAACGCACCTTTGGTAAAATTAAATGGATTAGTTTACCAAGAATATAATAATTTTTTTGGTAATAACTTTAATTTAGACTTTGGTCAGAAAGAAACTTTTGAAAAATTAGAAAATCAAACACATTTGAATCGTGTAAAATTATCTGATAATGATATTGATTTAAAAAAAGTTAAAATACTTTTTATGAATACGCAAATTACCAAAGCATTAGAAAAAAAGTTTAATACAAATTTAAAATTTGAATCCGTTGATATTTGGGTTGATAGTAAAGGTTATAAACTAATACCACACGTTGACGATTCTAGAATTAAATTACATTTACAAGTGTATCTTAGCAACGATAATAAAGGCACAACGTTATATGATAAGGCAGGAAAAGAATTATATACGTTTCCGTTCAAAGCAAATTTTGGATATGCTTTGCTTAATAATGAACATAGTTATCATGGAGTTGAAGAAATTATAGAAGATGGCAGAACAAGTTTATACGTAAGGTATAATTAATATCGTTATACTATTATCTCAACATCATTAGCATAGTTTGTAAATCCATTTTCTTTTACAACTTTTAGTACTGAATTTACTCTACTGATCAACTCATCTTTGTGAGAAATAAGGAAAATGTTCTTTTGTTGCGTCCTACTCATGTCTTTTAGTACTGCCATAGAACTCTCAACACCTGATATATCCATACCAGCGTCTACCAACTCATCAATAAACAACAAGTTGATCTGTTGATAAAGTGATTCCCATACATCTCTAAATGCCCAACTTAAACTTAATATTAACCTGTTTCTTTCACCTCTACTTAAATTATCAAAGTCTAACTCTCGGCCTAGTTCTTCAATAGTAACTGTTAAGTCTGATTGGAATGTAACTGTGTGTGGCAATTTAACTTTGCTTAAGAAAAATGCTAAACGTTGATTTAAGTACGTTAAGTTTTGTTCAATAATTCTTGTTCTTATAAAAGAATCTTTTGCTGTTAATAATTTGTATAAAAACTCTTGGTGTTTATACAAATCTTCCATTTCATTTACTTTAGTATAATCAATTTTTTGTATTGCTGTTTTAGTTAATTCTTCTATTTGTTCAGCATATGGATCTTCTTTTTTCTCTGTTTGTTCTAATTGACGTTTTAAGTCTTTTAAAGAACCTTTATGATTGTATGCTTCATCCATTGAGTCATAATACGTATCTGGAGTATTACCTAAATCACCAATTACATCTATATCCTGTTGTATTTTTGCAAGATCATTTTTTAATTTTTCAACATCTGCTTTACTTTCAGTTAAAGTAATTGTTAGTTTACTGGTTAATTGTTTATGTTTTTCGTCATGTAAAGTTTGTTCACAAGTAGGACATTTGGCTTGTTGTGCATATTCTAAATCGTTTTCAGTTTTAGTTACATTTGCTTCTGCTTTAGTAAAACTATCTTCGTGATATGCTTTTTCTTTGTTCAAACTTAATAGTTTTAAATAATCTTCATTATGTTTTTGTAGTTTTTTGTGTGTATCAAGTTCTGCTTTAATGTCAACTTTTTCTAATTCGGCTATTGCCTCTTCAAATTTTGTAGAATCTTCTTCTTTTTGTGTTTGCCATGCACTTGATCTTATTTTTAAACTTTCAATTGATTCTTGTATTTTTTCATTTGCTGACATTCTAGAATCAATTTTCATTTTTTCTTCCATTAATTCTGTTTTAGTTGCTTTCATTTTTTCTTTAAGCAAGTCTGCTTTTTGAGATAATAATGTTATACCAAGCAACTGCTCAATAATTTCTCTTTGTTCTGCTTGTTTAGTTGCTAAAAATGGTTGTGTGTATGTATTCAGTGCAACTATGTTTTTAAACATAGCAAGAGTCATACCAACTAGTTTATTAATTTCTTGTTGTGTTTCTTTGTTTTCGCCTTGTGCTTCGTTGCTGTCTGTATTTTGTTCAATGTTGTTTGCATAGAATTTAAAAATGCCAGGTTTTCTACCTCTTTCAATAGTGTAATCAACATTATTTTTTGTAAACTTAACACCCACTAACATTCCTTTTTCATTTGTTTTGTTTACTAGATTGTCTCTTCTAATATTTGTTAATGCTTCACCAAAAAATACATAAGATAATGCATTAATAATAGTTGTCTTACCAGTACCATTTCTAGCACCAGCGTCATCTCCACCTAGATCTAAATTTTCTCCAATAACCAGTACTAACTTTTTATTAGCAAAGTTTATACTTTGTGTAGCATTACCTACACTCATAAAGTTTTTAACTGTAAGTTCTTTAATTGTTAACATCTAAATCGTTGTAAATTGCTGTTAATATGTTTTTGTCATATGTTTCAGAATCTACACCTTGTAATTGTTTAATAACAATTTGATCAACACTATCAAATTTTTGCACTTCAACTGTAGGCTGTTGTGCTTGATCAAGTTGTTCTGGTATTAGTTGTAATTCTCTTAATTGATATTTGTCAATAAATGTTTCTCTTATAAAGTTTGCTTCTTCATAAGATATTTTAATATCTAAAGTAACTCTAGTATACATTTTTGGTTTTAAAAACTTTTCTGGATCTTCTAACAGTTCACTTATTTTAATAGTTCTATATCTTGGCATATCTGGCCAATTAATATATTTTGGTTGTCCACCATATTCTAATATCATCATACCACGTTCGTCATCCCAAGCGTCTGCGTAGTTGTGTGGAAATGCATTACCCATATAAGTTACATTTGCGTTTTGTTGTCTTTTATGAAAGTGTCCTGAAAATACCATTCCACAATTTGCAAAGTGTTCTGTTTTAATAGTTCCAACATCCGGCATATCTACCATTGCGTTCATTTTAAAATATGGAAGTTCAAAATGTCCAAACACATATTTTTGTGTCATTTTTTCAATAACTTTCCATTCATCACCAACTACCCATGGAATAATTGCAACATCATCTTCAATAATCCAATCATTAACAAGATGTATGTTTGGAATATTTCTAATATATTCCATTGAATTAATTTCTCTTTTTTCTCTGTAAAATAAATCGTGATTACCCATTATTACATAAACTTTTTCAAACGCCGCACTTAATCTTTCCATATTAGAAACTGTATAGTTCATTGTGGAAACGTTAGTTGCAGATCTTTGGTGGTGCCAATCGCCTAGGAATATACAAGTTTCACAACCGTGTGCTTTGGCTTGTTCAATAAACCAATATATAAATGATTCGCAATCATCGTTGTGTATTCTAGAATTACCTTTTAGTCCAAAGTGTATATCTGTAAAACAAGCAACTTTTTTAAAAAACATATTCTACCATTTCTTTTTAACAGGCGGTTTATGGCCAGTCATATCTAATTTTTTATAATTTACTTTTTCAAAATCCTCTGCATCTAGTTGACCAGTTTTTTTAAATTTTTTGTTTAATTTTGCAATACCGGTTTTATTAACATATGTTACTTCACCATGTGCAGTTTCCATTCTCTTTTTATAAGCAACAGTGTTTCTATCATTTTCACCTTGTCTAGTAAAAGAAGGATTCATATGATTCATTTCTAATAAATCATCTCTAATAGATTGATTTTTCTTTTCAATGTTTAAAATTCTTGTGAAACTATTAGTAATTGCCGCAGTATAATATGCAAAAGGATTTTCAGATTTACTTTCATCAAACTGCAAACCAATTTGTGATAGTTGCATTAATGCTTGTGACTGCATTTCATCATTGTAAGTATAACCTCTCCAGTTTGATCTTGTTCCGTATCTTTCACAAAGTTTCATAAACATCATTGCTAAACTATTTGTAATTTTTCCATGAGTACAAGAGAAATAGCCATTGCCCATTCCACCAATCCAATGTGATTTTCCTATAACCTTTGCTTTACCTTTTTTGTCCAACCTATAATGTTGGAAAGGCGGAAAGTTTACTTTACTGTGATGATCCGCTACACTTTTTGGATTTTTCTTTCTATCAGCATCCGTTGGAATATGTTCGTAAGTCATTACTCGAAATACTAAATCAGTTTTATCAATTTTTCTTGTAGAAACCGAGTAGTCTGAGAGTTTTATTTTTTTTAATCCAGATTCTTTTGCGGTTTCCCATGCTTCTTGTGTTAATCTTTTTGCTTTTGCTTTTCTGGCTTTTGCTATTGCTGAAGGATTAATTTTTTTAAGACTAGGTACTATGATATCATACTGTGAGTCTTCTGTACTAACATATGAGCAATATGTATTTTTGCTGGCGTGTATTTGAGCCAATAGATCCCGGTTGTTTAAGTATTTCACTCGCTTCATAATTATCTCTATTTTTTAGTAAATGACCACAAACAGGTCTGTTGAATCGTGTCGTAAAGGGAATTAAATGCGCCTATTATCTTGCCTATAAATATGTTTAAAGTATACAAAATTTAACAAAGGAAATCAACCAAATTATGGTTTGGAAAACAATAAAAAACACAGCTGGAAAGATAGCTAAAAGCACAGTAGGTGAAGGCATATTTAATAGAACAGCGGAAAGGCTTTTTGGCGCAAACATAAAGTCAAAGTATCTATTAAGAGGCCAAGCAAAATGGGTTAATAGAAAAGATGATGTTGATTGGCGTGTAAGATTGGCAGTCCCTCAGCAAGGTCCGTTGTTTGAAGAATTATTTCCAACAACTGGGCAAACTAGCCATCAACTATATCCATTAAGATCTGAAGCAGGATTCCATTGGCCAGTAACACCGTCAATGGTTGTGCAACATTCGGCTAATTATAATGCTTTATCACAAACACATAGCAATTATCCATTTCAAGCATATCAAAATTCACAAGTTGATCAAATGAATATTGTTGGAGAATTTCCTGTGCAAAATCAAGATGATGCCGCATATTGGGTTGCAACTGTAAATTTTTTACGTACAGTTTCAAAAATGTTTTTTGGCAACGACAAATCAAAATTAAAAGGTAATCCACCTCCTATATTACATTTAACAGGATATGGTGATCATATGTTTAAAAATGTTCCAGTTGTTTTAAACACGTTTAACGTTGAGTTAAGATCTGGAATTGATTATATTTCAACAACTCAAAGATCTCCATATCGTGAAATGGCTAATGACAATTATGACACAGTTGAATTTAATCCAGATTCTTTTGATCAAACATGGGCACCAACATTATCGCTTATATCAGTATTAGTAACACCAGTTTACTCTAGACAAAGTTTGAAAAACTTTAGTCTTAAACAATTTGCCGCAGGCGATATGGTGATTGGTGGTGAAAATGATACTAAGATAGGATTTATTTAATGTCAGAATATTCAAGCACATCACCGTATTATTCAACAGGTCAAAACGCAATTAATTTGGATGTATTAGTTCCAAGAACAATAACAGCAGAGGCCGATGACCAGTCTTATACAATTGAAAGAACTTATGCATATAGACCAGACCTATTAGCATTTGATTTATACGGAACTCCAAGGTTATGGTGGGTCTTTGCACAAAGAAATCCAAATGAGATAGAAGATCCAATTTATGATTTCAAACCGGGAGTTACGATACAGTTGCCTAAACCTGCAAACATATCTAAAGATTTAGGAGTATAAAATGCCATCGTTAGGTAAATCAGACCAACTCAGAAAAAGAGCAACAAAACAAACTGAAACTGTTAACAATACTAATAATGGTACCACTAATAATGCTCATCACATATTAGGTAAAAATAAAAACATCCAACGTTTCCGAAACCTAGAGGAAACTAGAGTAATAACAACAACAAGGTCTGATGAAACAAGAGCAGACACTCAATCATTAAAAGGTTCTAATGTAGAAAATCCTTTACACCAATTTACTACATATAACTCTCTTTTTACACTATCAGGAGTATCAGAAAAAGAATTATTTGATCATTCTTTTATGAAGAATCCTGTACATGATATTATTGCACGTAGTGGCGGTATAGGTAATCCAGTAGTTTCTGGATATAGAGGAGAAGACGAAGATGCTGGCGAGAATAATCCTATATTTCAAGATAAAATAAAACCTTTCCTAAAAGAAAAATGGCAAAAAGATCATGCAGAGAGTATTAGAATATTAGAACAAGGCAAGGATATATTTTTTGAAAATGTAAATATTCTTTCAACAGCATCTCCTAATCCTGAAAGAGGAATGGGTAGTTTTACTAGAATGGAGTTTGAATTGCATGAACCATTTGGAGTGTCTTTTGTTGAAAAGGTTAGAGCGGCCACGGCTATTAATAGATTTCAAGATTATCAAGATGCACCATTATTGTTAACAATTGAATGGAAAGGGTTTGATGAACATGGAAGAGATATTACGCCAAAATTTAAAAGAGAAACCTTAGTTAGAAAAATTCCAATAATAATTTCAAGAGTAGAGTTTAATGTAAATGCTGGAGGAGCCACATACAGGATAATAGCAGTACCATATACGGATTTAGCATACGATGACAGATATAAATTTCCAAGAAGTGCTATGCCAATTGAATCCGATGATGCATTTACATGGTGCAAATCAGCTATAAGAATTTTAAACAATCAAATGTTACAAGAAATTAAAGAGAAAAAAAGAGAATTAAAAGATGTTTATGAATTTATCATTAGTTCAGAAGTTGAGCATGGTGCAATAAAATATAAAAAAGATGTTGACGGAAAAGCAAGTACTGTTTTGTCAGCAGGAGAAGTTAAAATTTATACATACGACGAAACATCTGATGCTAAAATGTCAGTAAAAATAAGTGGCCAAAAAACAACCGGAACAGACGGAACGTCACTGCCAAAATTATTTGAAGATATAATTAGGAATAGTTTTGGCTATCAAAATCTTATTGAAGACTTTTGGGCCACATATGTTTCTTCTGGAGGTGGAGGCGATATAGAAACATTAACAAAAAACGACAACGAAGAATTAAAGAAAAAAATGCAAAATGAAGCATATATGAATGCTTTGTTTTCAAATAATCAATATGTTAATTGGTTTAAAATTAAAACGTCAGTACAAACGTATACAAACGAAAATCCTGACAAATATACTAAAATGCACCGGAAAAAAATAACTTTTTATGCACAACCGTATAAAATTCATATAGGAAAATTAGTTACATCCGGATTAAGCCTACCTGGAGATTTTACAGATAACGTAGTAAAACATTACAATTATATCTATACAGGAGAAAATATAGATATACAAAATTTAAATATCTTTTATAAAAGTGCATACTATATGCGTAGTCTAAGAGGAGATACAGAGACAGAAGGTGCTATAAAAAAAGCCTGGAATTGGATAACAAATACACCTACAAAAGTATTTGGGCAAGACCCAGCCGGAGCACTTCTAGGAACTAGATCTTATCCGTCAATAATAAAGTCTAGAAGTTCAGTTAGTTCAACTGAGAAAGGTAATACTAGAGCACAAGAATTTTATGATTATCTAACAAACCCTGAAGCAGATATGATGAAAATTGAATTAGAAATATTAGGTGATCCAACATATGTAGCACAAGATTTATATACACCGATTCATGCACAAAATATAGTAAATGATGGTTCTGGCTTTAATGGTAATTTTAATTACCAATGGCATTGTTTTAATGTTGATAACAACACACCAGCCATAAATTTAATATACTGGCTACCAGAAGACATAAATGAAAGTACAGGAGTTTTATCAGGAGTTGGTGATAAAGTAAAAAGAAATATGAAAAATTTATTTTTTAGTGGTGTTTATGAAGTTGTAAGAATTGATTCAAGTTTTAATCAAGGAGAATTTAAACAAACATTAACTTGCGTAAGATTACAAGGACAAAATGGAGAAGGGTTACCGGCGGCATTGACGGAGGGAGTTACAAAAAGTTCTAAAAAAATCGATAGTAACAAAGAGAAAGATAAAGATAATGTAAACAAGAAACATAAGTTAGATATTGATTGGACCAACCCATCTGAAATTAACCAATTTGATACAACAATTAGCAACAAGAGGTTCCCTTAAAGATGCCAAAACAACATTTCGGATTTTCAGACACAGAAGATAACCAAAAGAAAAGCAGTATTGGTCAATATGATACGGATCCAGGCCCATATATTGGTATAGTTGCTTTTCCGGCCGATCCTACAAGAATGGGAAAATTAGGTGTTAATATACCAGAGTTATCAAAAACAAATAATCCAACAAAAGATCAAATAATATGGTGTGATTATCTATCACCTTTTTATGGTTCAAAACCTAGAGATGCAGTATCAAAAACTGATCCTTACAATTATAAAGAGTCACAACAATCATATGGTATGTGGTTTGTTCCACCCGACATAGGAACAGAAGTACTAGTAATGTTTATAAAAGGTAATAAAAATCATGCATTTTGGCTTGGTTGTGTGCCACAACCGTTAATAAATCAAGAAATTCCTACTTCTGGATCAAGCGAGAATACTTCAGTAAGTGCTGATTATGTAGGAGAAATGTCTACGCAATCAACTGATGATATATTTGGTACAAACTTATTGCCTGCAGGCGAAAAAAATTCTAGACTAAATCCAGAACCCCTAACAGGTCGAGAAGAAAAATCATTTAAGAGACCAGTTAATGACTTGTTAGCAGATCAAATGTTAAATCAAGGAACAGTTGGAGACCCAGTTAGAGGACCAATATCATCATCTGTAAGAAGAGAAACACCAAGCAGAGTGTTTGGTATGAGCACACCAGGACCAATAAGAACAGATTCGCGACAAATGAATATTGGAATAGAAGGTGATAAAATAAGACCAGATAGAGGATTAGGACATTCATTTATAATGGATGATGGAGATTTTTTAGGAAAAAATAAACTTACAAGATTGAGAACAGCATCAGGACATCAAATATTAATGCATGATACTGAAGGGTCAATTTATATTGCTAATGGTTCTGGAAATGCATGGATTGAAATGACTGCTGAAGGAAGAATTGATCTTTATTCTGGTATTGGAGGAATCAATTTTAGGACAGAGGGAGATTTTAATTTACACGCAGACGGAAACTTTAATGTTCATGCAGGAAACTCACTTCGAATGAGTGCTACAGGTGAAATGTTAAAATCTGCCGCGGCAATATATTCAATGGGTGATATGGGAGTATTCACGTCAGCACAAAGCGGACCAATAATGGATTATGCCAAATTTGATATTTCGTCATACACTTTGAAGGGTTCGCAGATGCATGGTGCTGAAAAGGGTCAAATTCATTTAGCAGGAAGACAAGTACACCTTAACTCAGTTCGTGCAAGTGCTAGTTGGGGACCAGATTTTTTAACTCCAGAAAGGGCAGGAATGAAAGAATATGATGCCAATGATGTTGAGTTAGCAGACAAAGGTTTAAAACCATTAGAACCATTTACTAGAAAAACAAAAACAACAGTTCATAGATTTATACACCACGAACCTATGCCAAGATTTAAAGCCTTCCAAGCAGGGTCGGTACTTCCTATTGATCATGATGATAAAAAAATGTGGTCTAGGTTATCAAGCACGCCAGGAACTCCAGAATTTATAGCTCAACAAAATAGAATATCAGAAAATAAAACTATTAGAGATGCACAATATCAAACAGATATGTTGTCATATGTAAAAACAAAAATGGGTAATTCAACTGATGTAGCTAAAGCAAGAAAACTAATTAATGACTTTGGAAAAAAATACGATGACACTTTTCAGGTTGTTAGTCAAGTTGGTGGTGCATGGGACACAGCTAATGATAGTATTTCAAATGCAATAGGCAAGTTTCCTCTTTCAGACCAATTAGATGTATCAGGAAACATAAAAGAATATTCTAGTAAATTAACTTCTCAAGTAATTGAAAATTTAACAGGTAAAGGAAAGGATATATTTGCAAATAAAGTTTTTGTAAACAATAAAGGAGATGTATTTTCACTTGGAGATACTGTCTCAGGCATAACAGGAAACGTAGATATAGCTTCTCTATCTAATGATATAAATGTAATTAAAAAATTAAAAGGCGATTTAAGTGTTCAAAGTTTAACATCAGCAATGAATGTTTCTTCGGTATCTCAAATTTATAAAAACGTTGTAGGTGGAAATGTAACTGGACTTACAAATATACAAAGTATTAATCAAGTAAAAGGAGTAGCAACTAGAGCTCTAGCAAAAATAAGAGGCGCAGATTTAATGAATCCAAATGAAATGAAAAATTTAACTAATTTTGGTAAGTTTTCAACAGGCCTTAAAAAGTTTGCCGCAAATCCTGGTGCTTTCTTTAAAGGTTTTAAATTCAGTGATATTAGATTAAAAGAAGAAATACAATTAGTTGGCAAATCACCTGCAGGTATAAACATTTATTCGTTTAAATACAAACACACAGATGGAACGTATCAAGGTGTTATGGCACAAGAAGTTCCGTGGGCAACAAAGATGACTGATACAGGATTTTATATGGTAGACTATAATAAAGTAGACGTAGAATTTAGGAGATTAAATTAATGTCGACAACATTTAAAGGATTTTCATCAAGAGCAGACAAGCAGAACTTTAAGATTTATGATTTTGAGTGTGCTAAACAGGATCTCATAAATCGTTTGTCGGTACGGAAGGGCGAAAGAGTGGAGAATCCTGAGTTTGGCACAATTATATACGATGCACTGTTTGAACCATTAACAGATGTGTTAAAAAGTGCTATTGTAGACGATGTTACAGCAAATATGAATGCTGATCCTCGGTTAGCTGTAGACGATATTAGAGTATCAGAGTCTAACCATGGGATAGCAATACAGTGTTCAGTTACATTTGTACCTCTTAATATCACTGAAAAAATGCGTTTTCATTTTGATGAGAACTCGCTATTACGCCTATCTTAATATACGCATATAATTAATTCTATAAATATTGTTGTAAAACACTATGGCCACAACAGAACGACAGAATAGATTATTAGTAGCGGAAGATTGGAGAAAAATCTATCAAGCATTCCAACAAGCCGACTTTAAATCTTACGATTTTGAAACATTACGTAGAACAATGGTGGCTTATCTACGTGAAAATTATCCAGACGATTTTAATGACTTTATTGAAAGTTCAGAATATGTTGCATTAATTGATTTAATTGCATACATTTCACAAGCACTTTCTTTTAGAGTAGACTTAAATGCTAGAGAAAACTTTTTAGCAACCGCTGAAAGAAGAAACTCGGTTTTAAGATTAGCAAGATTAATCAATTATAATGCTAGACGAAATTTACCAGCAACAGGACTTTTAAAAGTAGATTCTATTTCTACTACAGAAGATGTAATTGATTCTACAGGAACAAATATAGCAACACAAACTATTATATGGAATGATTCAGCAAACTCAAATTATAGAGAACAATTTACTGCTATATTAAATGCGGCAAATCAAACAGGACAGTTATTTGGAAAACCAAGAGAATCAGGAGACATTGGTGGAATAAAAACCGAAGTTTACACTCTTGCATCAAACCAATCTGATTTACCTATTTTTACATTTACTAAAAGTGTTGGTGGAACATCAAGAGCTTTTGAGATCGTACCATCGTCTATTAATAATTCAGAATCAATTTACGAAGCAGATCCAATTGATGGAACAGGTTTAACTTATTCATATAGAACTGATGGATCTGGAGATGCATCTAATAATACAGGATTTTTCTTTTTATTCAAACAAGGTTCATTACAACAATCAGATTTTACTGTTGATACAGCTACTACAAATTATAAAAGACCAGTTGGTTCAGGTGGTATAAATGATACAGACGTTTGGTTATATAAATTAGATCAATTTGGACAAGTATATGAAAAATGGACAAGGGTTCCTTCTGTATCGGGTAACAATGCCATTTACAATTCTTTATCAAAAAGTGAAAGAAATATTTACAACGTTGTTACAAAAAATAACGATGCAATAGATTTAGTTTTTGGAGATGGAAACTTCTCTAATATGCCATTGGGATCTTTTAGAGCATATTATAGAGTAAGTGATGATGCCAAATATGCTTTACAACCAGCAGATATGTCGTCAATTCAAATTGATGTTCCATATCTATCTGTTAACGGATCACAACAAACGTTAACTATTAATTTAGGATTAAAATCATCAATATACAATAGTGCGGCAACTGAATCTAATGATTCAATTAAAGAAAAAGCACCACAAGTTTATTATGCACAAAATAGAATGATTACTGCAGAAGACTATCAAGTAGTACCGTTGTCGGCATCACAAGAAATTATAAAAGTAAAATCAGTTAATAGATCAGCATCTGGAATATCTAGAGCAAAAGAAATTTTAGACCCAACTGGTGCTTATTCAAATTTAAGTATATTTGCTGACGATGGAATATTATATAGAGAAGAAAATACAAACCAATTTACATTTACATTTACTAATAGAAATGAAATTTTGTCTACAGTTAATAATTCAGTTGAAGCAAAATTAAAAGAAGCATATTCAAGACATTTTTATTATTTGAAATATGGAACTAAAGATTTAAGCACATTATCAGCTACGTGGAATTCTACAACAACTGGTACAAATACTAATACAGGATATTTTACATCAGGCGGCGCACTTGTAATTGGTGACTTTGCAACATCCAATTTAAAATACGCAAAAGTAGGGTCTTTAATTAAATTTACTTCTCCTGACAGTAGAGAATTCTTAAACGGTTCATTAGTTACTGCAGGCACAGATAACGCAGAAGATAGATCATGGGCAAAAGTTGGTGCAGTCGACGGAGATGGTGCAAATGGTGGTGTAGGAAATCTAGCATCAGGATTAGGCCCAGTTACACTTAATAATATAATACCGCAAGGTGCAAATATAACAGCAATATTTCCTAACTTGGCTACAACATTTAGTGATGCACTTAAAACTGATATAATTGACAGAACAGAAGCATATGAAGACTTTGGTTTAAGATATGATTTAGATAGTCAAGAGTGGAAAGTTATTACTACAACAAATTTAAGTTCAAGTTCAACATTTAGTTTAAGTAATGCAGGATCAACAACAGGCTCGAACACAGACGCAAGTTGGTGGTTTAAGTTTACAAACGATGGAAACACCTATACTGTAACTTATAGAAGTTTAGATTATATATTTGAATCAGAATCTCAAAATAAATTTCATTACGATAAGCAAGAAAAAATTTATGATTACAAAACAGGTAAAAGTGTTAAAGATACAGTAAAAATTTTAAAAACTAATTCAATAGTTTCTACAGGAAATTCAATTGGTTATGATATTAATTGGCAAGTTGTAGATACAATTACAGAAGCAGACGGATATCAAGATAACAGAAAAGTAAAAGTTGGTTTTTATGATGACGACGACGATGGTGTTGTTGATAATCCAGATATATTTGATATTATAGTAGAACCAGATACAAGCGAGTCTACAAAATATGTATTTTATCAAAAGTATACATCGTACGACAACATAGAAAGATATAAACCATATGCGGCAACTAATTTTGTTGTAACGCAAAATGAATCTAGTATTACACTACCAAGTTCTTATTCAGATGGACAATTATTTTATTTTTATGATACATCGGAAAATGTAATTAAAAAATTTAGTTCATCAACAAATACTCTAGTTACAACTACAGATTATTATGCAAGACGAGGTAGATCAACTATAAATTTCCAATATAAACATAATGCTGGACAAGAAACAAGGATAGATCCTGCAGTTTCAAATATAGTTGATGTGTATATGTTAGAAAGAACGTATGATAATTTATTTAGAATATGGTTACAAGATGGCGGAACAAGACCTACACCACAAACATCAGATCAAATAAGAATTGCATATTCAGGAAAATTAAATCCGTTAAAATCATTATCAGACCAAATAGTTTATCATCCAGTAAAATATAAAATTTTATTTGGTAAAAATTCAGACGAAGAATTACAAGCAACATTTAAAATAGTTAAAAATTCAAATACAAATGTAACAGACGCAATAGTTAAAACTAGAGTAATTAATGCAATTAACGATTTTTTTGCGTTAGACAACTGGGATTTTGGAGATTCATTTTATTTTACAGAATTAGCCGCATTCGTACATAACAGACTAGCACCAGATATTATGACAGTTGTTATTGTACCAAATCAATCAGGACAAAGTTTTGGGTCTTTGTTCCAAATAAATTCAGCGGCAGACGAAATTTTCATTAGTGGGGCCACCGTTAGTGATGTATCAATTATAACTGCATTAGGTGCCAACCAACTAGTAGCATCAGGAACAGTTGTAACTTCAACATCAACCGCTACAACAAACACTACAACAGGTTCAGCAGTGTCAGGCTCTACTACATCAGGATCCGGTTCAAGTACCGGCAGTAGTGGGGCAGGATACTAATGGCAGATAATCCAACTAGTCCATTAACAAATCAGGAAGTTGTTAAACAAGGTAACAACGAATTACGAAGAACAGTCCAACACTTACCTGCATTTTATAGAACAGACGCAAACGAAAGATTTTTAGGTAGCACATTAGATCCATTAGTACAAAAAGGATCTTTAGAAAGGATTGATGGATATATTGGTAGACAAGATTCATACACTAGAAAAATTACAGATAGGTATGTAGGAGCAACAAATAGAGATAGATTTGCTTATCAGTTAGAACCGACAGTAACTTATACAGATAAAGATACAACATCAGTTAATCCAGAAGACCACGTTAAATTTACAGGAACGTATGATGATTATATTAGTCAAATAAAATATTTTGGTGGTGTAGTAGATAATCATGATAGATTAAACAAAGAAATTGTTTATTCTTGGAACCCTGCTATTGATTATGACAAGTTAATTAATTACAGAGAATACTATTGGGTGCCAGAAGGTCCTAATCCAATTGAAATAGATTCAGTTGGACCATCGGCTGTATCAGAATATAAAGTCGAAGTATGGCCAGACGATGGTAGTTCTGCTAAAGCATGGAATTTACCTCATAGAGAAAACGAAAGAAATCCAATTTTAACGTTATATAGAGGTAATACTTATAAATTTAATGTAGACGCAAAAGGTCATCCGTTATGGATAATGACCGAACCATATAAAGACAGTGTAGCCGCAGACGGATCAACGTCAACAATATATTCAACTGGAGTAACAAATAATGGTACCGATGGCGGCACAGTAACATTTACAGTACCAACAGGTGCACCTGATACATTATATTATCAGTGTGGCAACCATGATTCTATGTATGGTACATTGTATATTAGAACTATATCAACTACTGATAAATTAGATCCAGATAAAGATATAATTGGAGTTAAAAATTATTCATTAAGAACATTAGATTTATCTAATGGTATGAAAATTAAATTTAAAGATAGTATTCTTGGAGGAGCATCAACATATAAAGGTAAACAATATTATGTTGAAGGAGTTGGTGATGCTATTACTTTAACCAATGTTGAAGATTTAATTACGCCAGAAAGTTATGCAACAGAAACTCAAATTCCATATGATTCAGCTGTTTACGATTCAAGACCATATTCAACAGCATTTTATAGACCAGAAACATTAGATTATATAACAATTAAAAGAGATTCAATAGATAAAAACCCGTGGTCTAGATACAATAGATGGTTTCATAGAGATGTAATTGAAAGAACTGGAGAAATAACTGGAGAAAAGAAAGTATTAGATGAAACAGATAGAGCAAAAAGACCAATTCTAGAATTTGATTCGGGACTTGAACTTTATAATCATGGAAATGTTTCAAAAGGATCAGTAGCATTATTTGATACAGTAACAACAGATGCTTTTAGTAATGTAGTTAATTCAACAGGTTATATTATTGACGGTATTTCGTTAGCTGACGGAATGAAGGTAATATTTTCTGCAGACACCGATCCCACTGTAAAAAATAAAGTATATGTAGTAAATTTTGTAACAGCAGGAGATTCAACTTTAAGTATTGCATTAACTGAAGACACTAATGGCTCTCCAGTTGATGGAGAATCAATATTTGTTGAACTTGGTACATCAAATCAAGGTAACACTTTTTATTATAACAATACAACAAAAGTATGGACAGCGGCACAAGAAAAAACAAAAGTAAATCAACAACCTTTGTTTAAAATGTTTGATGATAGTCATATATCTTTTGATGATGCTACAACATATCCAAACTCAACGTTTAAAGGAGCAAAAGTTTTTGAATTTGCAACATCAGATTCAGCAACTAAAGACACAGTATTAGGAATCAAAGTAAAATATAACACAATTAATAATGTTGGAGATATTGTATTTGAATCTGATCACACTTCCGGAAGTTTTACATATAACTCAGGAACAACTATTGTAACAAAAAAATTAGCAGAAGGCCATTTACATTATACTACAAGTTCAACAACACATAACTCAAAAGGTGCATGGATTAAAAGATCAAGCGAAAGTAAACAAAGAGTTATAAGAACTTTTATTGCTGATGAAACAGAAAAACAATTATTTCAAGTTGATTTTTATAAAGAGTCAGCGTCATTAACTGATTTAGAAATTTCAGTTTCAGTTAATGGAGTTAGAAAAAATTTAACAACTGATTATACTTTAGTTAATGGAACAGTTAACAAATATGTAAAATTTGTTAAAGAATTATCAGTTAATGATCAAGTAAAAATTACTGGATATTCTAGTGCAAAAAAAGTTGCAAATAAAGGAATATACGAAGTACCAAAAAATTTAGAAACTAATGCTTTGAATAAAACTATAGGCACATATACCTTTGGTCAAATATTAAACCATGTACAAGATATGTTTGAAAGGAACATTGAAGTAACTGGAGTAATACCAGGAGTTTCAAATTTAAGAGATAAGCCAGATGCAAGGTTAAAAGGTGGGACAATTTTGCAACACCAAAGTTCTTTGTTACCCGCAGTTTTTGGTTTAATTGATCAAAATGCAAATGTAATAACTGCTTTAGATTATTGTAATAAAAAATACGAAGAATGGTATAATTCATTTTTAACACACGCCGTTGGAACTGCATATGAAGGTGTAGCATCAGATAGAGTTGATGAAATATTAGAATCCATGAACCAAGGTAAAAATAGCTCATTTCCATTTTACTATGAAGACATGGCAGGATTTGGTGAAAATGTTTCAATAAGAACTTATACCGTTCCTGATGCTTCTCAAACAGAATACGCAATTGATTCACAATTTAGTATAACAACTTCAAGTAATAGAGCGGTGTATGTATATCTAAATGATGTATTGTTAAATTTAGGTACAGATTATACTTTTAGCACCGACGACGATACTGTTAATATAACAGCCACACTTGCAGAAGGTGATACAATTAAGATTAGAGATTATCCTGATACAACTGGTAGTTATATTCCACCAACACCAACTAAACTTGGAATGTATCCAAAATTTACACCAGAAAAGTATACAGATACAACTTATATTACTGATACTGAAGTTATTAGAAAACATGACGGATCCATTATAAAAACATATGGAGACGAAAGAGATGATTTAATAATAGAATTAGAAAGAAGAATTTATAATAATATAAAAGCGTCTTATGATTCTACATTATTAGATATTAATGAATCTACGCCATCAGCATTTACATCAACTGAATTTACATTACAAAATATTAATGACGTTATGGCTGGAGATTTTTATAAATGGGCTGGTAGAAATAATGTGCAATATCTTACAAATACAACTTTTTCTGAAGGATCACCTTTTACTTACAACTATGCAAGAAGTACTGATAGAGTAAACAATCAAAGTTTGCCAGGACATTGGAGAGGAATATACAAATATTTTTATGATACAGATTGTCCACATACTAGACCATGGGAGATATTAGGCCATTCTGAAAAACCTAGCACGTGGGACGCAACTTATGGTGCGGCACCTTATACGTCAGGTAACACAGTATTATGGGACGCAATAGATTCTCAAACTGGAAGATATGGAAAATCAGGAATTAAAAGTTATTTGCCTGTTAATGCATCAGGCGAGTTATTAGATCCTATTGCGGCAGGACTTATAGATAATTTTGATATACCAGGAAGAAGAGCAGGATGGAAGTTTGGTGATCATGCACCAGCAGAAACGTCTTGGAGAAGGTCATCAGCATATCCATTTACTGTAATGAAAACTTTAGCATTAACAAAACCTGCTAAATTTTTCTCAATATATTTTGATACATCAAGGCACACATTAAACTCTGTAGGAAATTTAGTAAGTTCTGAAACAGGAATTCGAACACAATTAGCAACAGCAAAATATCATTTAGAAACATTAACAGATAATACAACTGGCACAACAACAAGGTATACTACTGCAGGATATCAAAATTTTGTTGTAAATTTCTTAGTTTCAAGAAATTTAGATCCAACAACTTTTTATTATGATAAAATGAAAGCCTTAGATGTACAATTATCTTATAAACTTGGTGGATTTACGGATAAAGATAATTTAAAAGTTTTAACAGATTCAGTTTCACCAGGATCAGCATCCGGTTCTAAATTTATTCCAGATGAAAACTATAAAATATTATTTAGAACATCAAACCCAGTTGAATCGTTTGAATATTCAGGTGTGTTAATTGAAAAAAATACTGATACTGGTCTTGATGGATCAACATTATTAGGTGGATATAAAGTTTTAGGTTATAATACTACAAAACCATATTTTAATTTTTATTATCCTGTCGAATCAGCAACACATAACAAAGTTAAAATATCCGGAGTAGAAGTCAAACAATATCCAAATTATTCAGAAGATTTGCAAACTGTTCCTTATGGATTTGTATTTGACACGATACAAGAAGTAGTAAACTTTTTATTTGGATATGGACACTATTTAGAAAACAGAGGATTTAAATTTAACAAATATTCAAATGAAATTAAAGAAACATTAAATTGGTCAAATGCAGTTAGAGAGTTTTTATTTTGGACAACTCAAAATTGGTCGCCCGGAAGTGCTATAACTGTATCACCGGGGGCTAATGGATTTGAATTAGATACAAATAATTCAGTTGTAGGAAAAATTAAAAACCTTGCAGGGGATTATTCAACATTAGATGCAGGTGGAAGAAAAGTAGATATAAGAGATATTTCTATTAAAAGAATTGGAAAAACATTTGATTTAGGAATAAAAGCAAACGATGTAGGATTGTTTAATATTGAATTAAACACAGTTCAAAAAGAGCATATGCTTTTATTTGATAACTCTACAGTGTTTGCAGATATAATTTATAATCCACAAACTGGCTTTAGACAACAAAGATTAAAATTAGTAGGATGGAAAACTGGTGGATGGAATGGTGATTATTATGCTCCGGGATTTATATTTGATTCAGCACAGGTTAGTTATTGGATAGCAAACACAGATTATAAAATTGGAGATTCAATTGAATACCAAGGTAAATTTTATGTTGCAAAAATAAACCATACTTCAACAACAGAATTTGTAACGTCCAATTGGATATTAAAATTAGAAAAACCAGCACCACAATTAATTCCAAACTTTGATTATAAAATTTCACAGTTTAATGATTTTTATAGTTTAGAATCAAATAATTTTGATGAATCGCAACAAGAACTTGCACAAAAATTAACTGGATACCAGTCAAGAGACTATTTAGAAAATTTATTTGTTAATGATATATCACAATATAAATTTTATCAAGGATATATTAGAGAAAAAGGAACAAAAAATGCTATTGATAGAATATTAAAAGCAAAATACGAAGACCAAGACATTTCTTTAGACTTGTATCCTGAATGGATGATTCGTACAGGAAGATTTGGTAATGTTGATGCGATTGAAAATATACAAATAAGGTTAAAAGATAATGAAATTGTAAACAATCCACAAAGTATTGAATTACTTGATTCTTCAAATAGTACTAAATCTTATATAAGAAGTTTAGGAATTCCAAAACAAGACTTTTATCATACACCAGTTGAATATACAGCTAGTACAACTTTTTCACAATATGATTATACGAAAACAGGTGTTGATAGAGATACAGTACAAGTTTATAAAACTGCAGGGTATCCACAATTAAAACAAGTTCAACATACGGCATTTAACATTTCAGATCTTCTTAATCTTGATATTGACGGTGTAGAAGCCAATGAGTTAGTTTGGGTTGCAAATAAATCAAATAACGATTGGGACGTTCTTAGAATAACAAATGCAGGAGTAAAAATTGCAAATTTAAGATCAATAAACGAATCAACGCAAATGGAAATTACTTTTACAGCAGGTCACGGATTGACTGACGCTACATCTACTACGTTAGCTGATTATATTGGAATAGCAGAGGCAGAAGACGAAGCATTAAACGGAGTTTACGAAGTTAAAAATGTAATTGACTATAAAAGAATAGTAGTAGATTATACAGGTAATTTGGCTTTACCTACACTTGATGATGGATCAACAGCAGATAGTTTTGGAAATGTTTTAAAATTTGTTTCAGTAAGATTAGATTCAATGGACAATGTAAACGATCGTCTAGGCTATGATGTATATAAAGACAGAATTGAGGCATTAGAAACAGGTGATAAAGTATTTGCAGATGCAGATAGTGACGGATTATGGAGAGTATATGAAAAACAAAATCCATATACACATAAACAATTATTATCACCAGATAGTACAACTGCTGATCAGGATTTTGGATGGCAAATTGTTGCAAGAAACGACGGAAGAGCTGTGGTAGTTGCCGCACCAACAGATGGACAAGGTACAATAAACTTTTTATTCAGATCAACAGCAACAGCAGGATCGACTTTCTTATCACAAGCATCTTTAACAACCACTTCAGGTGACGATAACACAGGTAAGTTAGGTTATTCGTTGTCAATGAGTACAGACGAAAACTTTGTTGTAGCAGGTGCACCTTATACCAATTCTTATGGCTCTGATGGAAGCACAAGATT